CTGCGTCGCGACCGGCGTGCCCAAGGGATAATCGTAAGGACTGTGGAAACCCGGATCGCGGGCGTTCTCAGGGAGCGGCACGACCGGGCTGGGATGCCCGGCCGCCAACATTGCTGCCAACTTCGCCTTGTCGGCTTCCTTCGCGTACTGCTCGCGCCGCTGCATCCAGGTCTGGCCAAAGTCGCCGATGCTCTCGCCGACGCCCTGCATGCCGGGCTTCCGCGCGTTCGCCAGAAGGCTCGCGCCAGCCATCAACAGAGCATCGCGAATTGCCGGGTTTCGTCCGAACCAGTCCGCGTTCGGGTCGTCCGGGGCGACAGTCGCGGAGTCGTACAAAGACATCTACATGCCTCCCCAGAAAGGGCCACGCCCACCCGGTGCCCCATAAGGCGAGTAGCCACCCATCCCGCCGATCGGCCCGCCCATCGCTCCGGTGTCCGGGCCGGGCAGGCTCGAGGACTGCGGCAGGCCGGGATGCATCTGCGGCGGCCGCCACTGCCCGCGACTAATGCCTGGGCCGCCCATAGCCCCCTGGGCACCCGCCACCCGCTGCGCCAGCAGGCTCTGGCCGAACTGGAGCATCGCGTTACGAACCTGCGGATGATCCTGCAGCCAGTTCGGGCTGGGCGGCGCCATGGCGCCAGTGGCGCCCGGAGCCGCGTAAAGGCTGCCAGCCCCTCCGGTGATAGCCGGCATCTGCCAGCCCCCGGCCATCGCTCCAGGGCCTCCTGCAGCCCCGCCAGCGGCCCCCAGGCCGCCCATGGCACCACCGGCCGCACCACCCATGGCGCCCATTCCGGCCCCGGCTCCTGGCGGCGGCAAGGCCGCTCCAGCTCCACCGCCCGACATCCTAGAGTCCTCCCATCAGGCCACCGCCGACCGCACCGATACCCGCTCCGATAGCAGTGCCCCAGCCGGGCATGACCATCGAACCCGCTGCAGCTCCGGTGAGCGCGCCGCCGGCAGCACCCTTCAGGCCACCGGCCAACCCGCCCGCCTGCGCGCCGCCCCCGCCCCCGCCGGCCATCGGCTGGCCCGCGAGAGTCCTGGTGTAGGCGTCGATCTGGTTCTGGCGGTACGCCTGCTGGTCCTGCCACTGCTGGTGCGCGACATCGAGGAGCTGCTGGGCGTGCCCCTGATTGGCTGCTCCTGCGGCCGCCAGGGCCTGGGCATCCTGGATGCCGTACTGTTGCTGTGCGCCCGCCATCCCCGGCAGCAGCCGCGCGGCTTCAAGCTGACGATTGTAGTCAGCTTGCTGTTGCCCGGCGTTGAACGCCCCGACATCGTACTGCATCTTCTGGTTGCCCTGCAGCATCCCCATGGCGTTCTGCATGGCCTGGGAATAACCCTGCTGCTGGACATTGGCAGTCAAGTCGCCCATGTTCTTGGCGGCCTGGGCACGCATGGTACCCTCAAGTACAGCCTGCCGGTCGCCGCCAAAAGCACCAACATTCGACGCCTGTCCGCCAATGATGCCTTGCTGAGTATTGGCCTGATCGGTGAACCTTTGCTGAGCGACGTCGAGGACGTTCCGGTTGTAGGGGTTCATGAACTGGCCGGTGACGTCACCGACCTGCTGGGCATTGAGCTGGTCGACGCTGATCGGCGTGCCGGTCTGGTTGAGCAGGCCCGTCGTCGTGTCGATCGCCGACTGGTAGGCCGGAGCGCCCTGGCCTTGCATGGCCTGGATCTGACCCCAGGCCTGCTGCCGCATCGGATCGATATCGGCGATCTGCTGCCCCGCGTAGGCCTGATAGGGCGTGCCGAACTGCTTCTGCTGACTGCTCAGGATGTTCTGCGAAACGTCCTGGATATAGCCGGGCAGCTTGGCTGCTTTCCCGGCGCCGCCGCCACTGCTCGGCATCTCTAGAGCTCCTTGTACATGACGACGTCCCGTTTCTTCCAACCGCGCTTCTTCAGTACCCGCTCCCAGCCGGGACGGCCGGCGCCGCGGATGTACTTGGCGCCCAGCTCCCGCCCGAACTGCTCGACCGTCGGCATCACGGCAAAGCAGTCGTCCAGGTCGCCGGCCACGATCCAGCAGGACAGCTCGCTGTGCCGCAAATAGGGATAGAACTCGACGATCACGACGCTGTCGTTTCTATAAAACGGAAAAGCACGGCTCTCCTCGATCCGCAGCACGACGTCGGCGATCGTGTGCTCGCCGACCCGGTCGAGCGCCTTCTGGACGTTGTCGAGCAGGCTCACCGGGTGAGCTTCGTGGTGTAGAGGGCGCCGGCATCGTCGACCCGGAGCTTCCAAAAGGCGCCGCTCGGCGAGCGGAGCTGGATCGAGGAGAAAACCTCCGTCGTGCCGCGCTCGGTCTTGCGCGAGACGGCCGATTCCATCGACGGCGAGGGCGTGCTGACGGCCGGCTTGACCATGCCGGTGGGCGAACTCGTTGCAGCCATCAGCGTCTTCCTCCCTCACGCAGATCGATGCGGATGCGCCCGAGGCTCCAGTCGAGGTCGACCATCGATTCGACCCGGAAGCGAAGCGCGCGCACTGCGAACTTCAGATCGATGATCCCGTCGTAACGGCTGGCGTCGTTCGGCACGGTGCGGCGCGCCCGGTACGGCCCGTACTGCCGGCCGGAGCGGCCGAGCTGCTGCTTGACGTTGAATTTGAATTGCAGGTCGGTCGCGGCGTTCATCGCGTTGCTGATCGGCCGGTCGTAGTAAAGCTTGCGCAGGTGATAGTAACTTTCGCCTTCGCCCATCATATAATCGCCGGTCTCGGCATATCTCGAAGTCAACAGGGGCGTGCCGTCCGCCGTCCAGCCGTTCTCGTGCGTGTAGACTTTGCCCGAGGCATCGCCGAGCATGAGATAGTGCCGGGCGCCGACCGGATCTCCAGCGGTCCGGGCCATGCTGCCGATGCCCCAGATCTGATCCTGGTAGTCCCAATAAACGTAGCGGTTGATGTCGATGGACGACTGGTCGGGATACCACCACCACAGCTCGGAGAACGGCGCCACCGGGCAGGCAAAGCACCGTCCGCCGGTGTTGGCGTTGAGCCCGGTGAAAACGAAATCATGCACGTCGCTGGGCAGGGCTTTAAGGCTGCCGTCCCAGATCCAGAACGACTGCGGCCCCATCCACGCCACCGCCGGACCCGCCGAGCCGATAGACGCATGCCCGACCGGACCGCACCCGCCGCCCAGCCGGAACGCTCCGTACACGTACGGCGGCTGGACATACCGGATCAGGTGCGCGTCATCGTCAGTAAGGACAAGCGTCCCTTCCTTGCATGGAGCTGCTGCTACGATATAGCCGGAGGTGTTGAGAGTGAGCCCGCCGGCCGTGTTCTCGGGCAATGGTGCCCAGGTATTGGGGTCCTCCTGGCTGCTCCACTTGATTTTCCGGGCATCGAGATCGGCCTGGAAGATCATGACATGTCGCTCGTCGGTGACCTGGACGATCCGGCCGCGCGGGGCACCGGCGACCTGAACGGCAAACGACCCCGGCGTAGTCGGGCTCCACCGATAGAGATAGGCGTCAGCCGAGTTGATCGCGAGCAGGTCCTGCCCGAACGTGTCGAGCGACCACCAGTCGCCGAAAGTCGGGTTGAGCGAATTACTTGCGACGGTACGTGGCGTGCCCCACAGCTCCTCGCCGTAGTCACCGATCCCGAAGCCGTCCGGCGCGCCTGGAGGCCCCAAAGCCGAGCCGGTCAGCACGCCGTAGGTCGTCCCGCTCGCGAAATTGTAAGCGTACAGCTGTCCGCTGTCGTGCCCGGTCGCCATCCAGCGGACCCCGGCATTATCGACCCAGCTGATCATCCCCCTGACCGGAGAGACGCCAGCCGGCTGGTAGCTCGGCACGGCCACCCAGCCGCCGACCGGGCGCAGGCTGCCGCCCTCCCAGCGCACGAGGTTGGTATCGAAAAAACGGCCGGTGCTCTCGGCTGCCGATGACTGCCGGTAGACGCCGGGTGGGGTAGGCAGGGTGAGGTTCGGCACGGCTCAGTACCGCATGATGTAGATCGCGGTGAAATAGTTCGGCACGATCGTCATCGTCACGGTGTGGGAATGGCCTCCGTCAGAGACGATCGGATGGTTGTGCACCGCCCCACTGCCGGTCGCCCCCGTGCTTTGACCCGACAAGACCTGATCGCCGCCGCCGCCGAGCGTAAAATGGCTGCCGCCGCTGGCGACGAGGAAGTTCGGGATGGTGTGCGTATGCGCCGGCATCTCGGCGATGGTCAGGGCATGGTCGCCTGTCGCTCCACCATGGCTGTGACTGCCGGCCGCCGACGTGGCGGCCGAGCCGGTATAGCTGCCGCCGGTATTGCTGCCCGTAGGGTCGGCGAGGATAAACCTACCCATCATGTTGGGCGTGGTGAGCGGGCCGGCGCCATCAGTGCGGGTAACGGTGCGCCCATCGCAAACCGCCCAGCCGGGCGGAACGTCGGTAGCGGTGCCGAAGACCCACAAACAGACCGTGCCGATCGGCACCCAGGCCTTGTACTCGTTACGAAGGGTCGTATAAGTCCCGTTAGCTGAATTGAGATTATTAGTGATCTGAGTCTGTAGGTTGGCATCTTTGTTGGATAAAGTCTTAAGATTACTGTCGATCGATGTCATGTTCGTATTTGTTTTTGATCCCCAATTGTCGCGCGAGG